CGACCAACCTAATTATGCCCAAGGCAAAGCAGATGGTAAGTTAGAACCTGAGATAAACGCTAACATACGTGCTAATGTATGTGAGTGGGCAGTAGCAAAACATTACAACTTAGCCTGGAATAATCCTTGGTATCCTAATGCCTTACATAAGAAACGCTTTACCTTACCTGATGTAGGTGAGAATGTAGAGGTAAGGTCTATTAGAACGCAAGACAGCATACCATTTTGGAGTAAAGATAAAGGCAAAGTTATTGTTGGCACTAAATGTTTAGACACAGAATACTTTTCTGAAGTAGAAATATTTGGCGTTGCTTATCCTGAAGAGTTCATGAAGCCTGAATACTATGACTCTTATATTAATGGATGGCGTATACCTATAAGTGGGTTCACCCATGAGTAGTTACGGGAAGCGTAAAGGCGCTACCTTTGAAACTAGTGTAGTCAAATGGCTACGCTCTAAGAATATACTAGCAGAACGACTAACGAAAGCAGGTTCTAAAGATGAAGGCGACATCGTCATTGTCATCAACAACAAGCCGATTGTTCTTGAACTTAAAGCAACTAAGAAACTTGAACTTCCTAGGTTCTGGGAAGAAGCAACGATTGAGTCGAGCAACTATGCTGCTGCTCGTAATCTACCTGACATACCGCGTCGTTATGTTATAGTTAAGCGTAGGATGGCAGGCATAGATAAAGCCTGGGTGATAGAAGATTTGGAGCAGTGGATTGAGAGGATTGGTGAATGACCTTCCAAGCATTAGAGAAATACTCATCCACTATGGAGCGAGTGTTCGACAAGGACACGGGCAAGTTAATATCAAATGCCCTTTCCACTCGGACACTCACCAATCAGGAAGTGCTAATCTCGACAATAACATATTCATCTGTTTCGCCTGTGGAGTCCAAGGTAACAGTTTACAAATTATCGCCCAGCAGGAAAGAGTAGATATACATGAAGCAAAAAGAATTGCAGAAGGAATTGTTGGGTCAAGCGAGTCTGAGATACGCGGCAAACATTTATCAGGCAGAAGACTACCTCAGAAGCAGAGGTATAACAATGGAAGTGGCACGGTTGGCACGATTAGGCGTAGTCGTGGAACCTGAAGTTGGACATGAATCATTTGCTGGTAGATTATCTATACCTTACATTACTAAAACTGGTGTAGTTGATTTAAGATTTCGTTCACTAAATCCTGCAGTCGAACCTAAGTATATGGGTATGACTGGTGCTGAAACAAAGATGTATAATGTATTAGACATTGAGAAGGCGGGTGACTACATTGGAATATGCGAAGGCGAGATTGATACACTTACTCTTTCTTCTCTCGTTGGAATTCCCTGTGTTGGAGTCCCTGGTGCGAACTCTTGGAAGAAGCACTACACACGATTGTTGGCAGACTTTGAACGTGTCTTTGTCTTCGCAGATGGAGACCAACCTGGCAAAGAATTCGCCACTAGTCTTGCCCGCGAACTACCAGTTACTATCATTCAATTACCCGATGGACAAGATGTCAATTCTGTGTATGTGCAAGAAGGTGCTTCATACTTCCATCAAAAGGTGGGTCTAAATGGATAAAAGAAAACCAGTTCCACCTTGTCCTGAATGCGGTGAGCATTTCGAAAATGTGTTCGAAGCAACCGACCATCTATTAGAAGATGATGAAGAGTTTGACCCAGCATTAATCTTACCTAATGGATACAGGTTAATGATTGGTTCTTTACTTAGATGTATATATAAATATTCAGATAAGCCTGAACATATCAAGGGTATTGCGGAGTCAACGTATATGACTTTATTTACTGCAGAGACTCAGCCCAATGTAGTGGCTGGTCTAATAGAAGATATGATAGTCGATACTCAGATGATAGATTTGGATGATGAACTTAAACAACTACTTGAAAAGGGAGAGTGAAGAGTGGCAGATTATAACCCACTTAGTGGAGCAAGGATTCCACGTATCAAAGGCGGAAAAGATAAACAATCAATTAGTGTTAACGCTAACGATACCACTTTTGAACACAGCGTTGGACAAACCTTTCAAGAACTCTTAGACTTATTGCTGTCTAAGCATAAAGATTATGGACCAAAGAATATATCTGATTCACCAGGTGGACCAGTCAATGGATTAAGAGTTCGTATGCATGATAAACTTGCACGAATAAATAATCTAGTTGATAATGGTAAGAACCCTGAGCACGAAAGCCTTGAGGATTCCTTCAAGGATATGGCTAACTATGCTATCATAGGGTTGTTAGTCCTGAGAGGACAATGGAATAAATGAAAGTAATAGTTTGCGTGTCCGACCTGCAAGTTCCTTATCACGATAGGAAAGCGGTCTCTGTATTATCACGCTTCATTAAGACATACAAACCTGATGAGGTTGTGTCAGTCGGAGATGAAATGGATATGCAAACCATTTCTAAATGGAGTAAAGGCACAGACTTAGAACATGAGAAGTCTATTGCTAGAGATAGAGATGAGACTTATCGTGTGCTTGAATCATTAAAGATTAAGCATATGATTCGTTCTAATCATACAGATAGATTATTTAATACAATTAAAATGAGAGCGCCAGGACTTGCTGGCTTGCCTGAGTTAGAGTTAAAGAACTTCTTACGACTTGATAACTTGGGTATTAAATATCATGAGAAGCCATACGAACTAGCACCTAATTGGTTGCTACTACATGGTGATGAGGGTAATGTCCAGCCTACTGCTGGTGCTACTGCACTTGGGTTAGCCAAGCGTGCTGGTATGTCAGTAGTCTGTGGGCATACGCACCGCATGGGTCTGACACATTATACTCAATCATATTTTGGTGGTCATCCTAAGACTCTTTGGGGATTAGAAGTTGGTTGCTTAATGGACTTTAAGTTTGCTAAATATATTCGTGGTGGATTATTCACATGGCACAAGGGCTTTGGTGTATTATATGTAGATGGAAATAAAGTTATGCCTCACCTAGTTCCAGTTAACATGGATGGGTCATTCGTATTTGATGGGAAGGTTTGGAAGTAATTGGATATTGAACGCATTGAAAAGTGGGACTACATTGTAGTTGCTGTTGCTTCTGAGTATCATAAGAAGTTCTCTATGGTAGAACTAGATGATATCAAGCAGTCTCTCTATCAATGGTTCGTCGAGCATCCTAATAAGTTAGATGAATGGGAGAAGATAGGTGAGAGAGATGCAAAGAATCTTATCTATCGTAGCCTACGCAATCAAGCATTAGATTATTGTCAGCATTGGAAAGCCAAGTCTTTAGGCTATGATACTGGTGATTTGTATTACTATGAACCTGAAATGGTAGAGGCTGTATTGCCTGCTGTATTGCGTGGTGATTATGGTGTTACTCATAAGTTAAACTTAGGTCGCCCTGGTCGTCCATCTGCACCAAGTGAAGGTGGTAATCTTACTGTAATTATGTTAGAGGTGGACTCTGCATATTGGAAGTTAAGTAAAGATGATAAGAAGATACTCTTCTTCCGCCATGCAGAGTCCTTAGACTTCAAGGAAATAGCGAATCTCCTTGAGTTATTTAGCGAGGACACAGCACGCATGAGACATAAGCGTGCCATTAAAAGATTAGTAAATAAAATGGGTGGCTTCAAACCTTATAAAGACAATGACTTCTCAGACAAGGAAGACCAAGAAGAAGAAGATACCATAGAAAATACTTACGATACTACCCACAGCAAGAGCAGGAATGAGAATGGGAGCGATGAAGAATAGCCCCTTAAATAAAGTTCTTCTCATCCCATAACTCTTCCCGTTCCATAGGGTCTACCCACATGCTCTCGCCGTAGTCAGCCCAGAACTTTGCTAGCATCTCTTCTTCTTCGTCTTTATCTGTAATTCCTTCAGGTCTATTAGAGTTCATGCATTTCATCCCACATTCTATCAGGGTCATCCGCTACAATACAATCATCTTCGTGTCGTTCTCCACACTCATCGCACCTTTCTGCGCCGAAGAATGCTACATCATCTTCTAGTCTTGGCTCAGGCATTTCTTGCTTCTCTCGCTTTCCAGTATGGTAATTTCTGTCGTGCTACTGCTATCATCTCATCTCGCTGTTTGATTCCAGCCTCTAATCCAGCAGCATAATTATTTAATCTTAATATAATATCATCTGCTAAATGATAAGACTCTAGTTTTTTATAACCGAAAGACATGAGAGTATACATGATTGTATCATGTCTATCTCCCTTATATTTCAGAACCATCTTCATCCTCATCTATCCCAAACATCTCAGCAAACAATCTATTCGCTTCTTCTAGTGTTTGAATTGTATCTTCCATGTTATCCTCCTGTTGAATAGAAGCCAGTCCCATTAAACTTAACAGGCACAGGGCTATACTCTCGGCGCATTTCCCTACCACAAGCAGGGCATTCCGCCAAGTCATCTCTATCATCTACGCTTCTAGATAAAGTAAGAAGCGTCTTGTCATCAACGCAACGATACTCATATGTCGGCATTAGTCTATCCTTTCTGCGTCAATAGGAGTAGGTGCTGTTGCCCTAGTCCCACACATAGAACATTCCATGTCAAGGAAATACATATCTATGCTACCATCTTCGCTGTCCCACATTAGTTTTACTGTCCATACATTACAGCCACATGGACATACTGTGGTTGGATTACCACGAATATCCATAGCCTGACTATAATCCTTAGGTTTCATATCATAAATACTTTTGTATCTTTTTGGCTTCATCAATACCACCCCTTCTTAGTGAAATGTTTCCACGCATTACAAGGCGTGTCATATCTATGGTAGATATAAGTAAGCCCTCTGTCAATCTGTTGAGTTGCTGGTAGTTTAGGGTCTAGACCTAGTAATTGTGGGATACCTCCAGCGTTCTTGCCCATAACCTTTTTCTTATTATAAGCGTTGCTTCTCCAAGCACTTTCCTTACCCCACAATTTAACTAGACATGTATATTCCTTATGTTGCCAGTCTAATAACTGGTCATAAGCATATGCTTTGCTATCCTCTATCGACCACTCTTCTTCTTTTTTATTCTTTAGTATGGGAGTGTCTGCTATAGGAAAAGCACTAGCAAATCCAATTAAGAACGCCATCAATATAGCAAGCGTGCTTCTAGTTTTTATCTTCATAACTCTCCAGTAATCTCTCTAATCTTGTTCGCAAACAGAACCTTGTTTATTCTATCTGATGATTGGATAGGTTGGTTAGCCATTAGTAATCTCTCACCTGACATTTTACCTCCCCATATACCATAATCTAGGTTCTCCCTACGCATACCCTCTTGTAGGCATAGGTCTTTGACTTCACACTTACCGCATATGGATAGTGCTTGTAAAGACTTGTTAATGTTATCTTGCTTCTGCTTCTTAGTAGGTCCGCCACGCCTACCTAAATCCTCTACCTCTTCAGAAAACCATAGGTCAGGGTCGGGATATCTAGCGCATAATGCCTTGTCATTAAAGGTAGTAATCTCTTCACGCATACCACGCTTGACCTTTAATTTATCCCAAAACAATGCCTTTCCTGGTGCTGCCATATCTTACCCCCTACTGTGTGCTGGCACACATACCGCTTGTATTGTAGCGTTAGTTAATTGTTTAGCCCAAACTGTTGCTTGTTCTAAGTTCTCAAATAATCCGTAGGATACCACGCCATCTATTGTATCTGTTAGTGTGATATATCCTGCTACCCAAGAACCTTGTGGTTCTGTATTAACTTTTATATCTGTGGTCATGGTATCCTTTCGGTTAGTGTTTGATTAAGGAACAAAGACGACATCAACATAGCCGTCTAGTCGTTCATGCTTTGCGATAAGCCCACGCTTACCTGTAATGTGCTTGTAAGTTCCGTCGCCTAGTGATACCCACATAGAGCGTGGCTTAAAGCGTGATTGTTCTTGCTGTGCTTTGACGATAGTGCCACGAACATAGTAGTCGTTAGCATTGTAGTCAGGTAGAGAACTAAGTTCATCTACGATATCTTGTAGTGAATATGCGATACTTGTCAGGTAATCGCTATTGATTGTCGTGTTCGGCATATCTTACCTTTCGTTATTGTGTATCCCATATAGCACCTTACTAAATGGGGGGTGAGCAGTTTATAGTCGTGCTCAGGACTATCCGCTAACCGCAGTCAAGGGCTAGAAGGAATACTAGAAGTCAAGTGGTTGCTTACTCTTCCACTTCGCACCATACCAAGCGTGTTCATCTAATAAATAATTATTTACATATTCGTATTCAGTAATAATAGAGTTCCTATCGTCGTCATTGTAGCATAGACAATCGCTCATAACTGTTCCGCAATCATAGCAGGAACTACAATCGTAGCAATAGTATGGATTGACTTCCATATCTATCTTGCTATCACACCACCCACAATGGGCAGTATCTTCATCATCTTCATAGACGCTAACATCTAAAGACTTGCTTGTGTAATCATCATACCCGTAGTAGTTAGTGTATGAAGTAGTTCGTGGTGTAGATACTGTGCGCTTGTGTGATTGGTTAGACCACCATACACCGCTATCGTCCCATGTGCCTAGACTTTCGTTAATAATATACATGGTGTATTTGGCACTAGGGTCTAAGGTCATGATTGCTACCTTACTACCACTAGCCCAAGCCGACACCATATCATATACATATTCGTCGTCTAACGCACTCGCACCGCCTAGTCGTGGCAGTAATTCTTCTGCCATAATTCTAGTATCGCTACGCTTATCACCCTTTGGTATATGAATATCTAACACGCCATTGTGCGCAAGATAAGTCAAGTCGCTACCACCTACTTGAAATGGGTGGCAGTTCTGTTCGTTCTTAACACCATGCGTAGCGTATCTAGCGTGCCACATAGCGTAGCCACTAGGATACTGCTCACGCAATTCTAAGAACCGCTTGATTGACTTCTTCGCAGACATACTGCGTTCAGATATAATACCTTCGGGTGTCTGTATCGCAAAGCCGAAGCCATGCGGATTACTACACGCACCATTGTGTAAGTCATCTTTACTCGGTGTCGAGTTAGGATTACATACTACCAATAGACACATACCTACCCCCTTTACGCATTAACTAGTTCTTTACTGTTGATACTTAGTGAGCGCACTTTGGACATGCGCTCATATAAGTCAGGATAGAAGCCATTGTTTGCTTCTACATAATCATAGAACCAATCCCAACCTAGCATACCTAACTTAACATCAGGTAAGGTAAGGTTGCGAGTGTATTCTATACTTGCGTGTGCTAATTGTATAGCACTATGAACACCGCTAGGCTTAGTAGTTCCCCTAAAGAACCGCAGTTCTAGCGTGTGTTCGTTCTGCGTATTTACCGCAGAATATCTTTGGGTCATAGCCCTATTAGGTGGGGCTATCTTATCTGCTAGTGTAAAGTATGGTCTATCGTAATCATCATACTTATACACATCATTAAACTTAGCGTAGTCGGACTTGCGACCAGCAAACTTCATCATCTCTGGTGCGTTCTTATAGATAAGCGTTAGCCACCTATGCGTATGCGCCCCACCCTTAAATCCTGCCCTGCTTACATGGATATGTAGCCCACAATTACTAGCGTCCCATGCCCTAGCCTCTTGGTGTTCTCTTAGATAGTCTAAGGTATTGTTAAACGCTTTCATATCTGACCAACTGCTAAATGATATAGGGTGAGATACTAACTCGAACCCTTTATATCCACCCGAACCTATACTGCTATCCTCTTTCATGTAGAACCAATTACCTAGTCTATCATTAACATAGTCGGCACTACTTCTAACATCTCCCGACCTAATCTCCATTTCCAATTCTATACCGAAGTATAGGTTATTCTTATCTTGACCTATAAATCTAGGGTCAGGCTTGTAAGAATAGTTATGGACTAGATTACTTCTACTACCACCACCTTGATTACCGCACTCACGACAATCACTCTCATAATACTCATCACAATCATCACAGAAGTTAGCATTATCTTGGGCGCAACCTTCGCACCAATACTCATGCCTATCATTTATATTATAGGTAGGCATATCATCAGAGTATTGGCACTCACAATGTTCACACCAAGTGCTATAATTATCAGCGCAATACTCGCACCAAGTTCCCTCGCCCTCGATATACCTACTGTTATCAGAGTGGCAGTATTCTTCACACCGATTACAATATGCCCGACAATCATTACATAGTAGTTCATCATTTATCATAATGAAATCATCTTCATCATGGGTAGTATGGCTACATGAACCGCAACTATACTCTACTTCTTCATCATCTATCGGCATATCATCACCCCCTTTAGCCTATATTATAGCACCTTGCTATAACCTAGTCAAGCACCTTTACTGTGGCGTTAATCACACTATCGGCTATCTTACTTCTAAGTTCTTCGACTTCCATTACTAGCACCTTGAAATCATTACGCTTATGGCGTTCTTCTTCGGTGCGTAGTGCTTGTCTGATTACTGTAAGTTCTCTCTCAGACAATTCTAAGGTTATCATAGTTCTACTTCTTCTTCTAAGTCTAACTCTATACCTTGATTTAGTCTATCTTCCATACCAAACTCATAACCACTATACCATATAGCAGTTAGTCGTTCGACCATATCCTCTACCGCCATATCGAAATCGGCAACATCAGAATTATCTAACTCTAATATACTAATCGCTTGCTTGACTAGTTCTGCGTTAATCTTATCTACTAGGTCATCTTCCACTTATCGACCCCTATACTCTAGGCGACCTTGAAGTCGATTAACTCTAGCCACTAGTGCTATAATCGCTAAGGTCTGAACCGCTACTAGTATCTCTAGCAACATATCTTATCCTCTCTACTTATACCTAAGTATAGCATACTTAGGGCTACAAGTCAAGTCGCCTCGACTTATGGCGTGTCGTAGTAGGGTATCGAACCCTAGAGAACCCGAACCTATCGGCTACGACTATCGGTGTCTAGTTATACTCACCGACTAATCTACGATAATTCTGCGCTTGTTCTGCTTCGAATTGTAGTCTGCGTTCTTCTAACGCAATAGCCCGCAATTCTGCTTCGGTAAGTGGGGCAGGGGTAGCAGGGGCAACGACTTGCGCAGACTTGCGACTACGCTTCGCTAACTTAACCGCAGGGCTATCTTCGATAACCGCCACGATATTGCCCGACTTATCACGCACCACGACTTCGGAGAACCTACGGCTACGGCTACCATGCCACGCCTTAGACACCCTTACTTGTCTAGGTGGTGTGATAATACTACCCATAACCCCGAAGGGATTATAGGACACTATCTCACCTTTCACTAGGGGTTAAGTAATCAAGTAGTGATTAGGGTCGTGATACCATAGGCGACCTACTGCTACTAGTAATCTAATCAAGCCTAACCACTACTTGACTACTTAACCTTATTTAATTGTATTACTGCGTATTCTATCACACCTAATCTAGTAAGTCAAGTCCGACACGCTAGAACTTGTGTGAA